TGTTCTGTATTGCCTACTCTTCTTCTAAATGGTAGCCAATGTAATAGATGTTCATTGTTCTTCAACGGAACAAAATGTCCGTGTGCTGAACCACTCCAAGGTATTTTTTTGTTCTTGTCTAACCCCCAATGTGTGACATCTTCAAAGTGATCTATTACGGATTCTGTGTTGGGCCAAAAGCCCCCTTCTGCTTCTGTAGGAGCCAAGAATTCAACTTCAATCATTCTTTTGCCTGACCATCTAACTCTGTAATTCGCAATCCGTCTTTTTGCATCTATACTATTATAATACGGTTTCATTAGGTAATCACCTACACGGTAGGGATTAGCGCCTATCTGCTTGACCTTTTTACGAATATTTTGGTCTTTGCCAGTCACTATAACACAGGTCTCTAAAGCCTTGGCTAATTGTGTTTGATAATTTCTATATGTTCTACGATCCATACCTCCTTGGAACTGCTTCTTGCCATTAAACTTGTCTATAATCTGATTCATCTTTGTGGCATTAACTTTAACCAAAGGAGAAACATTTTGATTGCCTTTGAGATTATTCATTAACCTGTGTCTTTGATTCATTAATTTTTGATACTGCTGGGCAGTCACTTCATAGAAATCCAATCGTCTTCTCTGTTCTGTTTTCTTAATACCTTTAGCCAAACAGGCTGTTCGTAATATCTCTGACATTCCTTGATTTAACCCAGCAACAGATCCTATTATCTTGTGTAATTCTTCGCTTTGTCTTAGTCCTACATATATGTTCATTAGGCTGTCTCCCTTAGGTTTTCTAATCGTTCTAATTCTTTGATAGTGATATCAATGTAAGATTTTATATTAGCCATCTCTTGCTCAACACTTACACCTGGTTCTTTTCTATCATCTGTATATCCTAATCTCAATAGTTTCAATCTCTTCTGGTCTCTACGGATTGCTCTATTACAGCCGTTTTCTGCCTGCCATCTTTCTTCGTTTGTCATTAGGCTGTCTCCCAATCGTAATGCGGTCTCACTCCCTGAACCTGCTGGATGGTCTCCCTAACCGTCTGCTGGCACTCGCGACCTGATGTTTGTATGGCCAATTCCTTGAGCAGATAATACAACTCCTCTCTCAATTCCTTCACTGTGTGATCTTGATACATTTGTTTCTACCTTTTTATTCCTTTCATTTATACTTTATAATAACACGGATGCTATATGCGTCAACCTTAAATGAGCCGCATAAAATGGGGGTTTTTTCGCCTGATTTCACCTAATTCACCAAAAACACCAAGTTTTTGACGTCGTTTTTGCTTTATGATTAGATTAAATCGTTGGGACCAAGAGTATAGTGCTCTTGCATGGATTCTTTAAGGTCTGAATTAGTAAGCTCTTCTATAGTAGTATATTCGCGATTGCTATTTCTGATTACACGGAATATATTGCTACAATCGTTAAATGTTGTATCCTGTAAATCAAATGTAGTAGCACCTTTATCAAACATAATAGAATGTGCTGAATCACATCACTTATAAGAGCACGTCTTTTTTCTCTGCGGGAGAAAACATGACAAATGCAATCCAGCACATTAATATTTAATTGAAATTGTGAAAAGAAGTATTTTTTTAGGGTGTTGTCCTTTTTTTGGATATGGCATAAACAAGAATGAACAACACCCATTGCAATAGGAGTAAGTCATGCTTGGGAAAGCATTTCTTACCTTGTATCTAAAACTCTTTGCAAGGGGAAATAGATACATTTTTATTTAACCCTTATAAAACACTTTAAACATATATGTTAAAGCAACACAGAGCGGTGTATAATAGTTTTTCTTGACTTCTTGTAGCTTTGGGCTATATAGTTGTGGAGATGGCAAAATTAGCAATTACAATATCGTTTAATGAAAACTGCGGTCAAGAAAGATCACGATTTTTGTTTAGTAGAATATGGTCAAGAGCCTGTAAAAGAACAGGTAGAAAATTCAATAAACCAATTGGTTATGGTGCTGTTGATAAAGGTGTCAATCATAAAACACATATTCATATTATTGCTGAATTAGAACATTTACAAAATTGGTTTTTAGAATGCCTACAAGAAAGTTGTAAGCATTTTAATAAAAGATTTGAAAGCTGGAGTAAAGAGCTACCAGAAGATGAAGAAATTGGATACTTCAAATACATAGATTCCAAACGCATAGCCAATAACTCTGTTATTTGGTAATACCTAGTATCCGTTAGTGATTTAGGTTTAGAGCGATCTGTATAATCTATATCCTTATCCAAATTATCACCATACCCCATCGTATCCAAATTATCACATACCCCATCGTATAACCATACCCCACCATATCAACCATATCAACAAACTCTCCTTATTGACATAATGGTTAAAGGTATAGTATAATAATGAACATAGTGCTACACAACTAATAGGAAAGATAATATTTGGTGTATGCTTTTTTATTAACCAGTAGCACTATTAAAAAAATGAAGTTATGGAATTAAAGTATCTTAATAAGTGTAATGATGATTGTAAAATGTTTCTACAAGAAACTTCTAACACAATGCATCATTCTTGCTTAAGATGTAAAGAGCACGGATTTATTAAATGGTTAGCTTATGACCAGTATTGTGAATTAGCAAAGATAATGTATCCGCCATACCATGGCAAAAGATTGAAAGATATAATATAAGATGACTATCAATCCTTCCATTTTCTTCTTTTATCAATTTCATATTTCATGAAATAACTTTGATCACCTTCTGAAGCATAACGAAACATTCGTTTCTGTTCAATGGTTGGATATCGTGGTGGAATTTTTGTAACTTGAGATGGTATTATAGGATCAAATATAAATGGACAGGAATGAATTGGCAATCCTGGACATCTAACAAAGGCACCTGATCCTTCTTTCAATTCATTCTTACATTTCCAGTAGCCGTATTTTTTTATTATTTGATTAAATCTTTCTTGTAGCACTCACTGAACCTCGTCGCAATAGTAATTATGGTAAATGGTAAAGAACGGTAAGTTATACGACTATTGTATGGCCTGTCACTGTAAGAAAGTCACTTCTTCTGTTTAATTCATTTCTAGCACATACGCGAGCATCATAACTTTCGCCTAGGCCTACAGGAAATATAAATGTGGATACATCAGCGGTAACGACAGCCGTAGCATAGTCAGAGTCTGAAGTTTTCTTAAATTGAACAATGTAGTCATCTACAAATACATCTGTCGTAGCTGTCCAACTTACTTTTAATCTACGAATAACAGACACAGAGGTATCAACAAAATATCCTGTTGTTTCTGATCCTTGTAAATTCTGTGCAGAACCTGAAGCAAGTATTAAACTTGTAGGTGCGATAACTTGATTTGGATCAGGTAAGTTTATAGAAGGTCTTGTTATGTCATCTGGTTTAGCAATAATGGCATAGGTCGCTGGTTGATGTTCAACAGCACCAATTGATACAGAACCATCTACATCAATTCGTATGTCAGATATTCTAAATATTCCATTCAAACTTATATGTTCATTGACAACTGTTATTAAATCTCCAACTGTTAAATTAGATGTAGCAATAGTAGTATTAAAACTTATTGTTTTTCCTGTTCGTGATCTTTTAACAAATACTTCAGCAAATTGTAATGCTTGTTCTCTGTTTGCTACCGTAGGTAATGTCACAGTTTTTTCTAATCTTATTTGATTGTCTTCAGTCATGTAAGTGTTATCTGTAGAACTTCCTTCTACAGGATATACTGCTTGATTAGGTTGATAATCAGAATCTGGATCTACATAGGTTACAATAACACGATTAACTTTATTTGTTTTGCTTTCACCTTCTAATTGCATTCCGCCAACAATATGATCATTAGTCACTGTCATCACTGTGCTTGGAGTTGATGTAGATGTTATATCTGTATCATCTCCTGCGTGTTCAATCATTAGTTTATATTTTCCTTGTGTGTAAGGCATTATACCTCTGAAGCCTGATAACATAATTTTAATATTAGACATTAAACTTAAAGATGTATCACAAACAGCATCACAAGTGAATGCTTTGCCTGATGTTGAATCTTCATAAGTTACAACCTGATCACATAAGTCTGCCGCTGTTTTCCAAGTGTCAAAATTAAAGAGATTATTAGGCAACCCTTTTCCATATCTAGAATTTCTCATATAATCTAATAAAACTGAAACTGGATTGTTTGTAAATGTTGTTGGTTCGTCTGCATAAGCAGTATCATGATAAGTTGTAGAGTCTGCTGTCAATGTTGTAGTATCATATATTTTTTTACCTTGAACGATTGCTTTAATATTAGGAATTCCTCCACGATATGGATTGTTGTCTGCTGAAGCCGCCGTATTATCTTTAGCCCATTCAAACCTTAATGCCAAATAAGCAATTCCACTTATTTTGTGAGCACTTGTCCAACCTGGAACACTATTTCCTGTGAATAATGTTGAAGCAATTTGATCATCTCTGCCATCAAAGAATTGCACGGTTAGTTTACCAGAATAATCTCCTGAAGATGGTGTTGCTTGAACTCCGTGAGCATATGAAGATAAAGGAACAACATTGTCATCAATTAATAATGATGATAGTGCATTTATTTGTCCTTCTGCTAATACTTGAGCAACATAAAGATACTTGTTATTAGTTCCATTAGTAGAAACAAAAACACGAACCCCACCAATCATTCTTGTGCCATAGACAACAGGTATATTTGCTATTGCACTATCTTTGTTTAATAATACACCTTGAATTAAGGACTCTTGACTTATGCCCTCATCTAATCCAAAATCAGGGACGTCTGGACTAAATCCAAACGGTTGCATGATAGCACCAGCTAATTTTGTGACAGCCTTAACGACTGTTTTAACTACCTTTTTTACCGCTCTAAATATTTTTTTGAAAAAACCCATTATATATTTTTCTCCCAATTGACAGATGTATTAACAAATCTATTTTTTCTTAATAATATTTTTTTAAGATCATTTTCTAATAACAAATTACTTGAATTTAATGCTATTTTTTTAATATTTCTTTCAGCAATAATTTCAAACATATTGCTTAATAACATTTGATAACAATCTACATTTCTGTGAGCAACGTCAGTGTGTAATAAATCAAATATTGCTATTGGAGTTCCACTAAAAGGAATATGATCAAACATACATATACCAAAACCAATCATTATGTCATCTTCAAATAATCCTGCTGTATAATGTCCTTCATTTACTAAAATATTTTTAACTATATTATTAAAATTAACTTTATCAAAATCTATTCCAACATCTTTTCTTTCAATTAAACTTTTATATGATAATGTATAAAATTCTTTATAATCTTTAATTGTTAATGGTCTGCAATACATTATGCTCGCCCCCATTTAATATCTTTTACTATTTGTGGACTAAAATCCATACCTTTGTCTGAACTAAAATGTATATTTTGTGATGCTGGATTTGTTCGTCTTCCATTCTTTCTTAAAAAATCTGCAAATTGTGAAGCTATTGTTATTGTGACTGTTGCTGTCGTATCGCTTTCATTAATTCCATATGCTGTCACAGTTCCATCAAACATTAGCCAAATGTCATCAGAAGTAAATGAATAATCTTCAGCCAAGATTGCTCTATAAATGACTACTCTTTTATCAATATAATCATTACTCATTAATAGAGCAATAGTAGTTGTATCTACTGCTGTAAATTCCATATCTATAGAACTAATTCTTAAATCCGCAGACTCAACAATATTTCCATAATCTAAAAATTGTCCTTGTGCTAGATAAGTGTTTGTTCCTGAGTCTGGTGCCGTAGTAGAATCATATGGGATATCTATATTTGATGTTGTTAGGTATTGTGGTGTAGATAATTGTAATTCTATTAAGTCTGCTACAAATATTTGTCTACCTGCTAATTTTGTTTGTGTTGCAGAGGCTATATCTCTTGTCATTTTTATATCTCCTCATTTAACACTAATTCATATTTGTAAGTTCCGTCAGCCTGTGTAATGAATTTAATTTGATCTTTATCTTGAAATACTTTAATTGGAACATTGGCATACGTCACGGTATGTGATGCTGTCACTGCCGTTGTTAAGGCTGGATAGATACTCAATTGATTTACTGAACTACCATCTAGATTACAATCTGCTGTTAGCATATAAACTTTATCATGATTAGAAAACTTAACTAAATCACCTTTCAAAAGAGATCCTGTTGCTACGGTATCAACTGCTACATTAGAAGATCCTAATGCAGGACTTAATACAGGGTCAGTGCTAACGGTTGCATTGACCGTTATAACTCCTGTTGCTGTTCCTCTTGTTGTTCCTATCTCAGATGGAACAATAGTAAATGAACCATACATTCCATCTTGTTGCACTATAAAACTATAATCAGTCATCATATCTGCTCTGTTCATAGCAGGTGATTGTAATTTGAAAGTCCAATATTGATTACCTGTTTTTATTCTATGTGTTATACCACTTACTGATGTTGTGGTTCTTGTATTTGTATTAGTTTGAAAATCTAATGTCTTAAAACCTTTTGTTGGTGTGAATAGTGCCATTGTTATGCGATTAAACTCCTTTTACCTCTTTCAGCAAGTCCTCTATTAATAAGTCCCATTATTAAATCTTGCCTTGTTGTTAGTAATGAATCAAAGTCTGAAGAGTCAATTGTATTGATATTAAATGTGACATCAATAATATCTCCACCACTGCTAACGTCTCCACTTGCTTGTAGGTCATCATTAGACATGACATTTCCTGCTGTATTTGGAACAAATAATTCTGGTCCTCTTTCTCCAACTACCATTGGTTGATTTGCTGGAGTTCTTCCACCTTCTGCAAAGAATGGTATTCCAAACATTGAACCAATACCTTTAACGGCCGCAATGGCTGTTTCAAGTGCTAATGTTTTTCTTAATTGATTGTTTAATTGTTGCTGGCCTTGGACTTGTTTTCTTAACCATCTTTCTAATGGTTCTAATATGAATATTGTTATACCTAAGTTTATAAATCCTTGTATTAATGCTCTTAATGTTTGATTTACAATTTCTCCAAGAGCCTCATTTAATTTTTTAGTTCCCATTATTACATCTGTTAAGGTACTTGAGGCTGTATCTCTGAAAGTATTCATGGCATCTGCTATTGCGGCAATTTTACCTTGTAATGGTGTAAATCCTTCTCCAATAACTTCTCTTAATGCTTGAATAATAACTTTGTTAGCAAGTAAGTCTTCAAATTCTTGTGCTGATTTAGTTGCCGCTTCTTGTGATCTTTTTGCTCTAATAATTTGATCTTCATAGAATTTATATTTTACTATTGTTTTTTCTACTGCTTTTGTAATTTGTTTGTTTGCTTCAACTAATTTTTTGTCAGATTCAAACATATTGAATTTGACTCTTTCTAATTTTTCTACTGCTTTTGTAATTTGTTTGTTTGCTTCAACTAATTTTTTGTCAGATTCAAACATATTGAATTTGACTCTTTCTAATTTTTTTGTTTCTTTTGTTGCCGCTTCAACTTGCTTCGTAAACTTCGCTGTTTCTTCGTGAGCATTTTTAGTTGCTTTGACATTAAATTCTGATTGTATAACAGCTTCTTCAGTTGCTTCTGCAAGATCATCTATGATCTTGTTCATTGCCAAATATGCCGCACCACCAGCCGCCACCGCCGCGACTACTATAGGTATTCCTACAACGGTTAAAGACATCCAGGTGCTTTGGGCCGCCACTATGGCCGCTATTGATCTTGCTATACCTAAGAACATACCTGCAACCTTTAAGGCCATTAAAGCAGACAACGCCCCTACTATAAGTTCAATATTATCTTTGAAGAATCTTACTCCTGTGCCTGCCGCTCTAAGAGACTTGGCTAATAGATTGCCTACAACGCCAGCCATAATTTCTATTTGTTGTTGATGCTCTTTTAAGTATGTGTCTAAATCGCCAAATTGTGTTTTAAGTTCTCCAAAGAAATTTAATACTACTGCTTCTTGAAACTTTCTAAATGAGTCAGATATCATTGATAAAGTTCCAGTGAATGTGTTTGCCATTTCTTTTGCCGCATCACCAAACTTACCACCTGGCCCAAATAATTCGTTGAATTTTTCTATTGTTTGTTCTATTGATATTGTCGCACCTTGTTCAAAACCTAATAGTGCTGTAACCCCTCGTTCTCTAAACAAGTCAGCCGCCGCCGCACCACCTGAAAATGCTCTTTGTAATTGCTCTCCTGCAGTTCTAAAATCTAAACCTGCCACTGCCGCAATATTGGCTGTTAGTGCTAAATTCTTGTTTAAGGCCTCAGCATCTTTAGATACAACCGCCAAGTTACCTGAAGCCGCCGCAATTTCACCAAGTGAGAATGGAACTCTGGCCGCAAAGGTGTTTAAGACCTTAAATGCTTTGGCACCTTCTTCTGCTGATCCAAATAAGAACTTAAATCTTAATTGTAATGATTCAACTTCTTTACCTACATCAACAAAACCTCTAACAAGTCTGGCAACACCAAGAGCCGCTAAGGCTGTTCCTGCTATTTTTAATGCAGAACCCAATCTTGTTGAACTATTAGCAGTCTTTCCTAAAGACGAATTAAGTTTATCAACTTGACCCTGGCCTTTAACGCCTACCTTTATGTTTAGTGGTGTTGTAGCCACCTTTTGTTCTCCTCATTGTTGCCTTGGACTCTTCTTGTTCTAAAAGCAAAAACTGATACCAGTATTGCAGTTCCAATGTTGTCAATTCCATTACTTCAGCCAAACTCATCTTAAGTCTGTCTGCCAAGGTGAGTAGGAACCTTAACTCAACATTGTTTTTTACTCCTTTGCGATTTGTTCCTTTGCTAATTTTATATTCGCATTGTTAATCGCACCAGCAATCTTTATGATTACTGCAGGATCAGCCTCGTTCATTAATGTCAATCTATCCGCATCTGCGAATAGTCTTTTGCCATCTTTGGTTCTGGCTTTCACCACTATAGATTCTACTAAAGCATCTACAACTTTACCTGCTGATTGATACTCTACGATTCTACTTTCATCCTTGAATGAATATGTTTTTCTAAAATAGATATCCATTTTCCATTCTTCGCAATGAACCTTTTGTAAATCATCACCAATTACTGATTGATAATGAGTTCTTATATTTTTAAGATCTGTCATTTTATTCTCCTTGATCTGTTTCTTGCTATGACCTCTCGTAGTGCGGGTCGTGTCATACCACGAGGTGCTTGTTTTGAATAGCCCTGCTCAAGACGTTCCATGTAAGGTACATTACTTCGCACCTCAAAATTGGATTTGGATTGTTTTCTTAATCTCCAACTATCTCTCGCACGACCTGATCTAACAGGTGTAATCTTCCCAAACCTATTTCGTAAAGCCTTGTGAAGATCTGTGGCTATTAAGCGAACCGCTTGGTCAATTGATTTTTTAAGACCAGAAGTTGCTTTTTTCGTATTAAAAGAAACACTAACACTGAACATTTAATATTATGATATTACTGCTCTTGTTAATGCCCCAGTTCCTTGGAAACTGACTGAACCTTCAACCATTCCATCAAAACTTGATGTTAATGAATGACCAGTTATAATCACATTTCCAGTAAGACTTATACCTTTGCTTGAACCGCTTGGGTATAAAATTATCTCTGCTTCTGCACCACTTTGGGCCGCCGCTAACATAGCAGTTTGTTCAGTGTCGTCATCTATTTGATAGACGTCCAGTGAACCACTCCATTGTGTAAGGCCACCTAAATATGATCTTGCATTACCAGGTGAAGACATTGATGTTGATTCTATAGTTTGAGATTCGTTGTCCACAGTGAAAGATCTCACCGCGGCTACTGTTGCCCCACCATAACTTATAGAACCTGCTTCTCCAGTATAAGCACTGGTTAGATTTGTTGCCATTGTTATTCTCCTTTGTTGTTGTTAAAATCTTCTGGACCTTGAAGATCTGATTGTTTAATAACATTGGCATCTGCTTTGGCTATTTTAGTTCGCCTTCGCTGTCGCCAATGTGGTTTAACCACTACTTGTGGTTCTGTTGATGGATTAAAAGTCCAACCATCATTCAGACGTGATCTAACATCTCTGCTATTCACAATCTCTGAATCTTTTTCTTTATACATTTTCATAGCCATGTTATAAAACTCCTTTTTTGTATGTGTATTGCACATCCACATTTACAACCACTTCTCCTAAAGGTATCTCTCTATCTATTACTTCTATACCTGATATGTGTGTTGTGACATTGTGAATATTTGTTCCTGCTAAAGTTATATTTCTATCTCTTGAAACTTCTAATGTTTCTTCTACTCTTTCTACTATTTCATTTCTAAGAGTGTCTATTTCTGTTCCTCGTACATAACATCTTAATTGATATTGTATTAAGCCTTGTCTTTCTGTTGTAGAAATGTCTTCTCTATCTTCGTTTGCTGTAACTACTAATATTGCTGGGAATTGTGTAATAGCAAGTTTTTGAATATCAAACTTTTCTCTGGATACAAGATTAGGAGATGGATCTGTCATGTTATCCAACTGACTAACTATATTTTTTGCTATATTTTCTCTTGCTGACATTATCTAATTAAACGCCCCACATAAAATGCTTGTTTTTCACTTTCTTCATAAGTTCCAGAAGAGTCACTATCATAATGAACACCATCACGAAGGATAAGGTCAAATTCTTCCTCAAACTTGTCCTTGTAGTATATCATTCTTGAATTAAAAGAGTCTCCATCTGGATCAAAAGTAGATAAACGAGGAAATATGTAATTTGCTAAGACATGATAACAAGCCGCTCTTACAAATTGAGCAGAATTTAATCTGCTATTTGTTAGTTTCGTACTTGATAGTCCAAACGATCTTACACTTGCCTTTTGGTGAACACTTGTAGGCCACCATTTTATGTTGAGTAATCTAATTAGGTCGTCGTATGTTTTTGAATGTAAATCTGAAAAGTCCTGTATGCCGTATTTGTGGATATCAGGTTCGTATTCTTTTAGATTTGTATCACTTGCGAATGTCGCCATTGTTAAAGTCCTTCTTTAATAATTTACTACAAGGTCCTTCCTTGTACATTTATTTATTTTAGAATAGAAAAAGGCCCCAAGTTTCCTTAGGGCCTTAATCATGATTATTATTACTAATAGATTATAGTAAAGATGAATCCATCATTAACTCAACGCCATATGTATCATGTAATTCA